AGTAGTACCCGTTGGTCCTGCTACCGTTGAAGCTGCACCTGTATTTCCTATTGGTCCAGTTGGTCCTTGAGAGCCTGTAGCTCCTGTGTTACCAGTTAAACCAATAACCCCTTGAGGTCCTTGAGAGCCAGTCAAACCTGTACTTCCAGTTATCCCTTGAATACCTTGAGGTCCAGCAACCGTTGAATCAGCTCCTGTTGCTCCTTGAGGTCCTTGTGGTCCAGTTGGTCCTGCTACAGTTGAATCTGAACCTGTTAAACCTATCGGTCCTTGTGGTCCAGTTGCCCCTGTATTACCCGTAGGTCCTGCTGCACCAACCGAACCTGTTGCTCCTGTTGTACCAGTTACTCCAGTATTTCCTATTACCCCTTGTGCTCCAGTATTACCAGTGTTTCCAACGACACCTTGTATACCTTGGTCTCCAGTAAGACCTGTGTCTCCAGTTAAGCCTATGTCTCCTTGTGGACCGGCGACTGTTGAGTCAGCACCAGTGAGGCCTGTTGGACCAGCTACTGTACTATCAGCACCAGTAGAGCCTGTTGGTACTGTAAGTATTCCATTTACACCATCCCAAGATGCTGCTGTTCCTGCTGCTCCAGTAGCTGCTGTCATACCTGTTACAACTGCAACTGTAGCTGTCACATCTGTAACACTACCACTTGCACTCAATGCACTTACTGCTGCTTGATTCTTATAGTTAAGAGTATCTGTTCTAGCTTGGTTAATCTCAGTTCTACTTGCTACTGGATTTATATTCACCACACCATCGTCATCTCTACTGTTATTTATTACTATTGCCATTATTTAGTTACCTCTCCTGATACATAAACTCTACCCTTTAGGGGTTTCTCAACACTACTTGTTGCTATTATTGTTAACTCTATATCGTAGTATCCAACACCTACAGAAAGCAATGCTGTTTCTACATTAGTTAATCCTACAACTATAGTTCCTGCTACCGCATCTGTTATGTCAACTATAGCCTCAGTTATAACTCCAACTGAATCCTTCATGTTTCCTGCTATTGTATATCCTGTTAAGTCTGCTCCTAGCTCTAGTGTTTGGGTAAAAGTAGAACCTTGCTCGAGATGTAAATCAAATATAATCATATGGTATCCTAGTAGAATGAAGCTACAGTTTTATCAACCGTGCTTGTTGTGTAGTTAGCAGATGCAGCATCTATCAGTCTAGCAAATTCTTTCTTGAACTTATTATAGAATACTTCTGACTTCTGGAAGTTCTCAGTATCAGTTTCTTTCTCATAAGCCTTACTTAGAATATAGTATTTAAATGAGTTCTCATCATTAAACCTAACATCATTAGATAAGTTATCTTCAGGAGGTAAAGCAACTATTTGAAAAGTAAGAGTAGTTCCTATAGTAGGGTCATTTACGTAAACCTTATTGTAAGCCATAACTACAACACCATCTTTGTCTTCATCTCCACTAGAGTCATTTGGATATAGGCTTCTAGGAGTTTCTATATCGTCTACACATCTGATGTATCTAAGTATACCGTCAGTGTTATACTCTTTGACTAGTGGGTCTAAGACTAAAGTAGCAGTAGTCTTCATCTCTAGTCTTTCTGAAGCCATAGAACGCTTACATTCGTTGTAGTAGCCTAGAAGCTCACTATCATCCCAGTAAGTTCCTTCTTGGTCTTGTAGGACGTTCCTGACTTGTTGTAGTAATACAGATACTCTCATTGTGTTCCTTTAGGTGGTATAAATATAACAGACTCCTCCGAAGAGGAGTCTATATATCTAAGAAGCGATATTAAACTTGATAGCACCATAACTTGAACCATTAGCGTTGTCAACAACACCTTCATGTTTAGCAAGAGCTACACCACGAACAGAACCAATCATGAAACCAGTTTGATTTTTAAAGTCAAATTCTTCTTCACCATACATAATTTCGTTACCATAAGCAAGGAAAGCAGCATTTGAACCCATAAGTACTGGAGCACCTACAGCAAAGCCTGAGTGTTCATGAACTACAACTGAGTTGAATACACCTAAAGCACCAGTAAAGATAGCGTTATCTGAACCTCTGTTATCAGCATATTGGTTGAATGTTTTGAAGTCAGTAGACTTACGGAAAGCAGCAGCATCAGCAGGGTTTACACCAAGAATAAATACTTCTTCTCCACCAGACATTCTAACAGCTTCTAACTTACGAGTTTTCTTACCAGAAGCAACATTGTCAGTTGAAGGAAACATAGCTTCTTTCTTCATGTCAACGATAGCATCATAAGTAAGACCTGTACCACTAATGAAAGAAGTAGCAACTGTATCAGCAGCATTGATAGCACCAAATAAAGCAGTATCTTCATTGTAAGCATACCAATCAGTAAGTTGTGACTTAGCTTCATTACGAAGGCTAAATGCTACTCTTTTCTCATCTAGTAAACCAGCAATCTTAATTGATTGACGTAATTGGTCGATAACAACACGTTGGTTATTAAATACCATTGCTTCGTTATTAACAGTATAAGTACCGCCTGTTTCGCCTTCTAGTGGAGTATTACCAGTAACACCAGCAGTACCACGAATAGAGTTAGCAAAACCAAATGTTAATGCGTCTCCAGCTTTCTTAACTAAATCTCTCTTAACTTGAATAATTGAACCTTGACCAGTTCCCTTAAATTTACCGAAGAATGTATCTTCTTGAGCTTTCATATATAATGAAGACTCCCATTGTTCTACCGTTAGACCATGTGATGTTGCAATTGTAGTTGATGCCATTTTATAAACCTTTTATATTTAATTTTATCCAAACAGTTGAGCGAAACCATCAGCAGGAGCTTTCTTTGATGATGAGTTACTACTTCCGTTACCACCAATATTAGGTGGAACCTCTTTAGTAGACTTAACATTCATCTCTTTAAGCAACTCTGCTTTAATCTCATCTCTAAGTTTGGTATCTTGACCCTTAAGATAATCATATGCTGTTTTATACGGATTGCTAGTCTCTTTCATGGAGTTAGCGAACTCAGTGTCTAGCTTTGCTGCAGCTTCCACTTTAGCTAAGTTTACCGTATCGTAATATCCGTCTACTGTCTTTGCGTATGCTTGTTCAACAGTAGTAGCGTTATCTACTTCAGCTTTCTGAACTATCTCTTGTCTCAATGATTTTAGTTCTTCCTGAAGCTCTTTAAAGTTACCTTCTGGGTTATCCCAAAAGTCAACCTCTTCTTCTTCAACAACGTTCTCAATAGTAGTCGGTTCATCTTTTACCCCTTCCTTCAGTGTCTTAATATAGTCCTGACTATCGTCTAGTCTCTTCTGCATTACTTCCATCTGTTTGTTCTGGGCTTCCATCTGTTCTTGTACTTTTTCCATATCGTTGAGTTCTGTATTCTCAACAACTTCCTTGTCTGAAGGTTTCTCTTCAGGTTCTAAGCTTAAATCCAATTCGGACTCTTCTATTGTGTTATCTGATGCAGTTTCTGTATCTGCTTCGGGCTCTACACCAATACCTAGTTCTTTAATAAAATCTAATTCAGCCATGGGGTCTGTATTCCTTCGACTTAAAATACGAGAGTTTAAACAGTTTTCTTTCTGTTGTCTTCTACATCTGTCCTAGTATAGATTGCTTCTCTTTCTCAATCTCACCCTTAGCTTTACTAACCTCCTTGTCTACAGCTCTGGCAAGATTTGCTTGTACTAACTGAGACTTAACTTGATTAATCTCTCCACCCATACCTTGAAGCTGTTGCTCTAGCTGTTGGATATAACCCTGAGCTTCTTCTACTTTAGCTTCTACTTTGTAGTGTGCCTCTAAGTCAGAAGCTAATTGATACTTATCTTTAAGACCAGAGTATCTAAGCAATATCTCCATAGGGATAGGTCTTCCTGTTTGACCCTGAATACTAAGTAGTTGGTTAAACTGCTCTGTTCTATCATTAAGCGAGCTAGGAGCATCTTCTACTATAATATCTACATCATCACTAGAGATGTCATTAAACTTAACTAGCGTACCATCATCTAGTTGCTGTACTTGATTCACTGGCATAAAGCTATAAGCTCCATTGACACCAGTAATCCTAATCAGTCTCTCATCAGTATAGAAGTCAGGAACTAATTGCATAGTAATCTTAGCTACTCTGTATCTACCTATTCTAATCTTGTTAAGCATAGGTACTAATACGTTCTGTGCAGCAGCTATGTTGCTTTGTCCTGCTTTACCAGATTCGTATTGCCCACCTTGACCCATAAAACTAGCATTGATACCAGCCATAGCCATAACTTGAGACTTAGCATGTTCCATCATAGAAATCTGTGCTGAAGCCAAAGCAGTATTGTCAACTAGTTGGATTCTACCTTCTGCTAATGCTCCGTCTTTCAACTTAGTAATACCATCAGGTCTTGCTAGTGTTTTCTTAGCATCACTCCAATCAACAAAAGCATCTTCTTCAGCTAGTACCTGTTTAGCATTTAGTAAATGCAGAGCCTTAGAGTGTCTCTTGTTTACTTCATCTTGAGGACTAACCATAGCTTTTACAACACCATAAGGCTCATTGTCTAGGTTTAACTTGTAAGTCATCCTATCATAAGGAAACATGTTCATGCTGTATGGAGACTTCTTAAAGTACAACACTTGACCTTGAACCCATACACATACACTTACTGCACCTTCTTCATCTCTAAACCAAGTAGACATAAGTCTAGGTCTTTTTCTATCAGCACCTTCATACCATAACTCATCTTCTGAGCTATCAGCAAAGTATCTATCTTGAGAAGAAGCATCTTCTTTATAGCTAGGGAATTGAGCCTTGACTATATCAGAATCAGTGTAAATAGCTTGAGTAACATATCTACTATCAGACAAGTCATCTCTCTTACCAAGAGGGTCTGAGAACATATCTCTGTAATCAATCCAATCATGTTTGATATCATCAAACTCTTTACCATTAGTATTTGGATATACACTCATCCAACCTCTACCAGCTATAAGGAAGTCTTTAACTTGACTATCTGTCTCGTTATCAGTATCACTATTATATGTTATATATCTAAATAGTTCAGTCTTTACTTGAGCTACTCTTTCATCGTCTGGAGTTCTACCAGCCATCTTTATCTCAGGTCTGTTTTGTCTCTCTCCGCCTATGATAGCATCTATAGAAGGGGATATATGATTATATGTAGTAATAGCTTGACCACGCTCTGTAAGTGCAGCTACTTCATCAGAAGTCCACTGCTCTCCATCGTAGTAACTATACCATTCCTTAGCCTTGTCTTTCCACTTACTTTCAGCACTAGCACTAGTCTTGAACCAATCAGTTACAAGCTCTAATACATCACTCTTGTTGTACTTACTAAGTTTCTTATCATCATCCATCTACAAAATCCTTATGCAAAAGTATATCATACAATTTTCCAACTAGCAACGTCCCTAGACTTATCAAACACATTATAGAAGGCGTCTCTACGTCCTTGAATAGTGTCAGCAACACCCTTTGCTGGATAAGAAACTTTATTCAAAAAGAAACTTAATCCATCAGATATATCATCATGTGGAGTTCTACCAAACAACAATAATTCTCTTTCTAGGTCAGTTGTCAATGGGTCTTTCCTATTATGGAAGATTCTACCAGACTCATATAATGGCTCTAGTTGTTCAATTCTAGCCTCTTTACTCCCAGAGTGTGATGGTATCTCTCTAAGAGGAAACTTTATTCCTTTAGTTCTCATCTCAGACCTAATCTCTAGGTACATAGCTCTCTGTGCAGCAATAGTCTCCATCCATACAACATTGGGGTTATACTTAGCAGCTAAATTGTATATCAACTCTCTATTCTTAGCAGGAGATTCTCTATTGGCAACTATCTTAACAACATACCAGTTCTGACTACTGTCAGTAGCTAACACTATAATAGCACTCTTGTCAACTCTCTTCAGCTTAGTCCTACCACTAGGAGGTAAAGCTGGGTCATAAGCCATGAAGTATCTTAGGTTGCTTGGCAACTCATCATAGTACTGAAAACTACTCTGCTTAAAGGTCATAGCATCATCAGCCACCATAGGATTGTTGTGCATCTCAGCATAAAATACACTCATCTTACCAAGAGACTCATACATCCTTTTAGACCTAATATACTCAGCTTTAGGCAACAACATAGGAGCTATCATTTCATCATCATCATCTATGGCTTCCCACTTAGCACTAACCCATTCTTCGTTAATCAGCATCCTGTGAAGAGTAGCCATATCTTTAATAATAGTACCTACATAACAGACATCCCAAACTCCTCTCTTATTAACAGCAGGTAAAACATTACTCAGCACATAGTCCAGCACCGTATCAGTACCAGCAGTCTCATTAGTTTCTATATCATCCAAGACAACCATGTCAGGTCTAGTATCCTTGAAAATCATACCACGAAGAGATTGTCCTGCTCCCTTTGCTGTAACTCTAATGCCTGTAGCAGTGATAAAGTCTGTCTTAGCCCAGTCAGTAGTCTTATACTTACCCTCTAAACAGAAGTCTCTAATTAGCTTCTTGTTGTATTCTAGCTCATCTCTCAATCTAATAACAAAGTCTTTAGCTTTCTCTTCACTCTCAGATACTATAACTATAAACTTCCTCTCCTGCATAACTATCCTATAGATAACCAACAGAAAACTAACAACAGTAGACTTAGCATGACCTCGGGGAACCGCAGTTACCTTCAAGTTAGACTTACTAAGCATCAATGCCAATATGTCAACATGCAAATTAGGATAGTTGCTAGGAAAGAAGTCTGGAAAGTATGTCTGACCAAACAACATTATAGTCCTAGCTTCTTGCCTTAAAGCTTCAGAACCTATAGCTCTAGCTCCTTTTTCGTTACACCAGAATCTAGTCTGAAATATCTCATCAGCACTATAGTGTTTGTTGCTCCCAGTTAAATTACTCATCAACTACCTCCACATCTATAGCAGAACCATTAGCTAATTCAGTCATAAACTTCTTCCTCTCAAGCAACATAGCCTTGTAGCTATCCTTGATATCAACCTCTACCTTAATATCAATCTCTTCAGGTGCTTTAGGAACATTCTTCAGAAACGTATTAGCTGCTGTCATACTATCCTTCAACTCTACATCTTCACTCATAGCTATATCATATACCCTACCTAGTACCTTATCTACTTTCCCAAAGAATCTACTATAGGCTTGCTTATTAGCAGTCTTCATCATCTTGCTAACATACTCTCCTTGTTCTAGTGAGTATATAGCATTCCTAGTTCTATGTGGGTTACCTTGAATCTTCTTATATCTATCAGGGAATAACCTTGCATATGCTTCCTCTTTACTGTCTCCAGCAACTATACTCAATACATAATCTACTTGTGCTTGTTTAATCTTATCCCCTAAGGGTGCAGTTGGATAACTGTCTAGTTCTTGTTTAGTCATATCGTATTGTATCATATGTGGGAATTAGAGTTTTGGATTTTTATAATATTTGGTTTTGTGGGGGACAGGAATTTCCCCTCTTGGTTTGAACTACAGCATTGTACACATCTTTCCATATAGTTTAATCGTTCCGTGTCTTGCTGCCTTTATAGCTTTTCTTATTGTCTCTGGCTTAGAACCTCTTTCCTCTGCCAATATCCTAGACAAAAGCTTTATAGACCTATATCTCTTCCCGTCATAAACTACAGGCTTGCTGACTCCATCCTTTCCTGAGTTCATTTGCTCATCTCTGAATGTTTGGTTTTCATCATTAGTACACCATCTAAGATTAGATACATTGTTATTAGAGTTATCTCCATCTATGTGGTCTACTTGTGGCTTCTCTTCTGGGTTAAGTATATATGCCTTAGCTACAAGTCTATGTACATATAGCTTCCTATACTTTCCGTCTATCTTTAGCCCTACACTCATCTTTCCGCTATTGCTACATTGCTGTTTCATATCCCTATTGGTTTCTATGTTGATAACCAATCCCGTAGATGTAACCTTATACTTATCTGTTCCCTCTATGTCTTGCCCGTATCTTTTCATCATCTTTAATCCTTTGTGTTTATGTATTATATCATACCCTCCCTTGGTGGTACTTTATGTATTTGTAGTTTTTTTATAATATTTGATTTTGTCCTATATTCCAATTCAACCGTATAGAATCCAATGGTGGGCGGGGAGTCAATACATAACAATAAATAACAACAAGAAACAAAGCAGTGAGATAATCTCTGAGAAGTGAGGGATATAGGGACGTGTGGCAATCAAATCAGCTAATCATCAAATCAAATCAAATCAAATCAATCACAAACCCAAATAAACTCAATCCAAATTACCTCTCAAATCCCCTATACTATATACACTATATACCATCCCTATTTATACCACCACAAAACAGGAGCAATACTATTAACTATTCTACCAATAAGTAAACAACTATTATACTAATTATAATACTATATATCTAGCCTATAAAGAATATATACATTTAAGATTACTTTA